GCAAGCGAAAATCAGACACACATGCCTCCGCCCGTGAGTTGGCATATTTCCTGATGAACCCTTCTGGTTCGCCGGCTATCCGGCTCGCTTCTCCCTACGATGGATCCCCCAGTTCAGTGGTGACCCTGCACAACCAAATCAGCTTCACGTTGCCTACAATCGTCGGCTCTTATGATACCGCCGGTATACACACAACGACTGGACTTTTCCACTCGTTTTATTTTCGGGATCCCTTGCGCTCAATGGTTTGCTTCAACCCGAACCAAGCGGCATACAAATACATGGCCAGTTTCAGCGGTTCCGTCACTTCTCCAAATGGCTATGGATCGGCAACCATCCCACAAAAGGCAACTGATATTTTCAGGATCACCCCACTGTACTATTCGTGGGTATCTGGGGCCACGGTCCATGGCACTGTCCTATTCTGCGGGATGGATACAGAGTCAGGGATCGAGGGCTACGCATGGCTAGACTACGGTGCAACTCTCATAGCCTCCCAGAACACGGCCAATACTGGCGACTCGCTGAGCGTTTACTCTTACTATGGCGGCAGGGACGTACTGTTGATCACTACATCCTTTCTTGCCACGGGAAAAGTGTCGTTCACGCTTGACGTCACCGTCACGGCTTGTGACCCCACACATGGTGCGTACGTGCGAATTGAATACCTCACTGGAACCACCCCATCCGCGAGTCAGGCACTAGGTGTAACAATTGGCAACACTAGTGCCTCCGACGTGTTTAGCCACTACTCGATTCCGGGTGCTTCGACGCACCTGTCAGACTTTTCAATGGCAAGGGTAAACAGCGCCTCATTGCTATTGCAAAACTGCGCCGCTCCCATGTACCGCGAAGGTACTCTCCAGGCAGCCTCCTTTGATGAGGGCTCCTCCTGGAACGAGCTGGTTGGTTTACAGAATCTGGGTACACTGGCAAATTCCCGCAACGCTTATCGCGGGCAGCTGGCCAAAGGGTCTTATTCTTACCTACACATTTCGGAGCGTACCGATCTCGAGTACCGCTCCTATGTTAGGTACGATAGGCAGAGTGGTGCTATTCAAAACTGTTCTTTCCCACTGAACAAGTGCCGGTTTGTAGCGGTGACCGCTGTCACCTCGCTGGTCGGCCCTAGTTTCCCGGGTTATGACTTTTTCCTTCAGCACACTTCTTGCCTGGAGTTTCAAACCCAAGACCAATGTTATAATGCCCGTGTTTCCACCATGCCCAGCTCTGAAGTGTTTGTCGCCCTTGATCTCGTCAAGTTGGAGACTCAGTTCTTTTGCAACCCTAACCACTTGGCACAGATCGGCCAATTCATCAGTGGAGCTGGGCGCATGGTAAAGCGACACGCCGGTAAATTGGGTGGGGCGCTGTCTGTGCTATTCCCAGGGTATTCGGCTGTTTTCCGAACCCTGGCAAATGCTATCCAGTCTTGAGGAGGGGTTTGGGGTTGGGAGAGCCCCCTTCTTCACTATGCCGTCTTTTCTCCCCCCTGTTCAGTTGTGGGACTATAATCCCACACTCGTTCTCCCCGTGTCCGTGTCAAATTCTGTTCCAGTAACTGTCTCTTCTTTGCCAGCAGTTGCTGTTTCTTCTCTCCCTAGTGTCACTGTTGCCAGCGTTCCTCAAGTAGTTACCATCCCAAACTTATTAGTGGACACGGATGAAATATACCGTGCTTTCACTTATTCACTTGTCTCGGGAACCACTTTTATGTCTCTGGTGACAGCAGATACCCTGTGCACTGGCCTGCGTAAGTTTACTTTCCGCATAACCGGAACCTCCTATTCCGGCTCTTCGGTGTCGTACGCTTACATCCGGGTCATGGTCGCGGTTCACACTACGGGAACACCTTTTTCGTACCAAGCTTTAGTAGGTTCGGCTTCCGTTTCCGAAAGTCGTTCTTTTAGTAAACCTGGCGGTTGTGTTTTTATGTATTTCTTTGGTATGTCTCTTCCGACCGCTGCGCTTGCCACAAACTCGGTAACAAAGGAGGTGGTTCGGG